ACCAAAAAATCTTGTCTTACACATTGGATATTTTCTTCGTGTCTTGATAATTAAAATTTTATGTATATTTGTTAAAACGAATAAGCAATGGCAACATATCAATTAGGCAATTTCTTTACTTTCGAGTGGAATTCTCTTCCAGTCGTTTGTAAAACTTCCGCTTCAGTTTCCATCTCCAACGAATCTGTAACCGTTAGAAACGATTGCACCGGAGACTATGGAGTTAGACTTGAAGGCGGAGACAAATCAGGTTCTTTCTCTTTCTCAGGAGACCTAGATTTTGCATCTACTGGAGTATCTAACCTTTCAGCTTTTGACTTGATGGAAGACATCGGAAAAGTATTTGAATTGGTTTTTGGTGGTACTGAGTCAGGTGACAAGATTATTACTGTTGACGCACAATTAAACTCAATTGAGATTACTGCAGAAAGGAACTCTCAAGTTTCATTCTCTGGAACTTTCGATTTTGCTGGCGCTCCAGTTATTAGCGTTATACCAACCTAAAAAAAATATATGGCTAAGTACCATTCAGCTCCTTTTAAAGAAGGGGAGATTTTCTTTTACCCAAATCTTGGGTCATTGGCAAACTTTGAGGATTTTACAGGATTAAGAATCTCTGAAGCTTTTACTGGCACATCAGTACCAAAACTAGATTATATCTATGCTTTACTCCATGAGTGCCATAAAGTGGCTTGCATTCGTAAATCAATAAAGCCAGTAGAAATGCAAGAGTTAAAAACTTGGATTGAGGGTAAAGATGTTATGAATCTATTTAATGAGGTTTTAGCTGACCTTTTATTGGAGCTTGGCATTGGCAATCCAACCGAGGAAAAAAAAAGGTAAATGACGAAGAGCAGACAACTGCTCGAGAATATTTAATGCTGCTCGTGGGGCGTACTAAGGTGCCTTATGAGCAGCTTTTTTCTTTAAGCATAAAAGAGATTAACGCTTTACTAAAAGGCCATGAGACAGACTATAAAGACCTAATAGAAAGCCTTAGAGTACACGCTCTAATTGGATTGCAACCGCACTTAAAAAAAGGAGCAAATTTAAGTCCTTCTAAGATATGGCCTTTACCTTGGGATTATATTCCAAAGCCTTTGGAGTCAACGGCCGAAGACTTTGCGAAAGCAAAGAAATTGTTGGAAATTGCAAGTAAACTAGAAAGAAATGTCAAATCCAAGAATAGAAGTTGATGTTGTTGCAAATGTAGCTGGGGTAGCAAGCGGAGTTAGCGCCGCCACAACGCAGCTAGAAAAGTTAGGCAACGCTGCACAATCAACTGCTCCAAAAGTTGAGCAATTAGGAAAAGCTACTAGCAGATATAATGGTATAGGAATTGATTTTGCTAGGGTAATTCAAGATGCACCTTTTGGAATTATTGGTGTTGGTAACAACATTCAACAATTAGCTCAATCATTTTCAAGTTTAGGTCAAGTTGGTGATTCAGTAGGATCAAAACTAAAAACAGCATTTGGTGCAATTTTTAGTTCTGGAAATCTTTTGATTTTAGGTATATCAGCTTTAACTTCTGGACTTACTTATCTTTCTCAAAAAGGATTTTTTGATACTGAAAAAAGTGCTAAATCTTTAACAGATAGATTAAAAGATTTTGAAGAAACATTAGGTTCTGTAGAAAAAGCAACTTTAAAAGGACTTCAAAATAGTGAAGGGCAATTACAAAAATTTAAAGCTTTAACAGCTCAGGCTGAAAATCTAAATGTTTCGGATAAAAATAGGCTTGCAGCGGTTAATGAATTGCAAAAACAATACCCTGAATATTTAGGTAATTTAACAAAGGAGCAAATTTTAACTGGACAAGTTGGCGATTCTTATGATATTTTAACAAAACAAATTATCGCTAATGCAAAAGCCAAAGCATTTTCAGATGAAGTTACCAAAAATAGCTCAGATCTTAGAGCTATTGAAAAAGAACAAAATGAAACTGCAAATCAAATTTTATCTAAAAGGATTGAGTTACAAAATGCTCAAGCAAGAAGTAATGAAAATGGATTAAAAGTAGCTGGTCAATTGGCCGCTACTGATTTAAATGTAGCTGGAATTCAATCGCAATTAAACGATTTAATACAAAAGCAAATTACATCCATTGGAGAAGCTAATAAAATTAAACAATCAAACCTTGAATTAGATGGTTTAATTAATGAGGAGTTAAAAAATGGAGCAGTATTTACAAACAAAAATACAGAGTCAAGAGAGGAAAACACAAAAGCTCTTGATGAATGGAAAAAAAAGGCAGAAGAAATTCAAGCAGTATTGGATACTGAAGCGTTTTTAGAATCAAGAGAAATAAAATTTGATTTAAATGTTGAGAAATTTACAAAGCAAATAAAGGAAGCTTTTCCTGAGGAAAAAGAGGTTAAAGTAAAAATAAAAACAGAAGTTGAAGGATTTGAAGAGGAAACTGCTGGCCCAATGCCATTCCAAAATTTTGTTGATTTAATAGCTCTACAAATTGATAAACTACCAGAATTAGAGGAAAGGGTTGCTGATTTTGCATTTTCTATTGCAGATATACTTGATTCTAATATATATGAAGCATTTAGCGACTTAGGGACATCTTTAGGTGAGGCTTTGGCTACCGGTGGTAATGTACTATCATCTGTCGGAAAATCTTTACTTAGTAGCGTTGGTAAATTACTTGGAGATTTTGGTAAACAATTGATTGCGTTTGGTGTAGCTGGTTTAGCTTATTCTTCATTAATTAAATCTTTATTTACAGACCCAGTAACAGCAGCACCAAAAGCTGGTTTAGCAATTGCTGCTGGTGTTGCATTGGTTGCAATATCAGGGGCTATTGGTTCAAGTATGAGAAGTAATGCAAGTGGAGGTGGTGGAGGCGGCGGAGGTGGAGCTGGAGGAGGATCAGCTGCACAAGGCTCTACGTTTACTGGTGGCGCCCAAGGAGGTTTATTCGCACAAAACAGAGATGTAAGTGGCGAGTTTGTAGTAAGAGGAAACGATTTGGTTTATGTTTTAGGACAGGCAAACAATAAGATAAATAAAGGCTAATGGCTAACGATTTCAGATTACAATTTGCAGTTAGAGAAGGTCTTGGCACAATTACCATTAACGGTGTTGCTCCTTCACTATTCTACACCGAAGGCGATGTATTGACAATCGCAGTTGCGCCCGAGTCGGGTTATCATACTGCTATGTGGTATAGCTCTCCAGGCAATACTTTCTTGTCTTCGAGCTTGTCTTTTAGCTACACGATGCCAAGTGAGGATGTTAAAGGCTACGTTATTTTAACAGGCCAAAACGCTCCTGTAAATGACTACGGACTAAAATACGAGGGGGGGTATGCTACCAACTACGGAGGCAATGTTTGGAATTTGCAGATACTTAGAACTGGCTATTCAGGAGCGGTTACTCCTTTGCAGATTAACGATATCACATATAATTGGGGAAATACTGGAAACGACCCATTAGAGACAATTATAGGCTCCTCGGTTGACTTTACAATTGCTGGCGAGACTGGAGATTTTAACGAGTTTCTGGTTGGTGGCAATAGGACTTGGAGAGTTGATTTAAATCAAATTGGAGCTAATAACGATATTACCGATTGGCAAGCCGTAACAGTAAGCGGAGGATTTAGAGGAATGGCCTATGGAAATGGCCTTTTTGTTGGTGCATTTGGGACTATTCAATATTCGTCGAATGGCATTACGTGGACATCAGCAGGAAGTTTTTTTGTTGAATATGTAACATTTGGCAATGGATTATTTGTTGCGGTTGGATTTGCAACTGTTGGAGTTACACCAACCTCTTTTATTCATACCTCTCCAGATGGTGTAACTTGGACAAGTAGAACTCCAAGCGAGGCAATGTGGTTTCAAAATATTTCTTATGGTAATGGCTTATTTGTTGCCGTTGCAAGAAGTGGTACTAATAGAATAATGACATCTCCCGATGGAATTACTTGGACATCAAGAACAACAAGTGTAAATCCTACCTTTAGCGGTGTTGCTTATGGAAATGGAATATGGGTTGCGGTTTCTGATGGTTCGCCAGGAGGAACAACCTTTACATCTTACGATGGTTTAAATTGGGATGAGCGAGCTACTTCATTTGTAGGTAGAAGTGTTTATTTTGCCAATGGCCTGTTTGTAACTGGTGGCCAATGGTCACAAGACGGTATAACTTGGACGGCTGCAACTAACCCTTTTAATCCTTTCCAAATTACATATGGAAACGGATATTTTGTTGGCGTTATATCTAGCGGAACAAATAGAATATATTATTCAACAACTGGAAAAACTTGGACATCAACTCCAGCAGCATCCGTTGCAACTTTTGAATCGGTTGCGTTTGGAAACAATAGATTTGTAATGGGAGCAACTACTGGAACAAATCTAATAAACTATGTTTTGTTTGAAGGAGTTCAATCTTTCTTTAGCGGATACATTTCGCCTGACTTTATTACATCACCATATAAAAGCGGGCCAAAGCTTTTCTCTTTTACCGCCGTTGATGGATTAAAAGGATTAGACTCTATACGCTCAAATTTCACCTCTTGGCCTGACCCTAGAACTCAGGCTTTGTCGGCAGTTGTTGGAGCTTTAAACCAATCATTTATTGAGCAAAGACCAGTATTTGTTGGTTGCGAAATACACGAGGCTAGAATGGATTCTGACGAAAGCGTCTTCCGTCAGTTTAACGTGCCACAAAATGCAATATTTAGCGATGGAAAAGATGCTAAATTCACCAACGGAGTAAGGATTGAAAACGAGCAACTTTACCTAAAGAACACAATCGAAAGAATGGTTAATCCTTTCCTTTGCCGCGTGTTTTTGTGGAAAAATCAATTCTACGTTGTGAGATTGACTGAGTTAGGAAAGTTATCTTACAAGATGTACGAATTCTTGCCAGACCTAAGTTTAACGGCAACAAGTACAATTGTTAACGGCGATGATCTAAATGCGGACATAAATTCTCCTGAAGAGACGGCTAGACGAGTCTTTACAGAGTTTAACTCTTATCTAAATCTCGGAGTATTGGACATTTATAGCCAAGGAGGAATATTTGATGCTAAGTTTGCGATTGAGGAGTGGAATTTAAATAGTCCAGCATCGCCTTATCCTAATATATATGAATTAAAACTTTGGGATTATCATAAGGCAATTCCAACTAATCAGCCAAGCTTACCTCCAAGTGGAAGCACGGCCTTAGTTCAGTACGTTTCAGGAAGTGGGGAGTATGTTAAAATTTGGACGACAACCACAACTGCTGGAATTTTAGACCCTAACTTGTCTTGGATTTCAGCAAGTACAAATACAACTGGAGGAGCAATTACAATTGCCGAGGAGACGGCCAATACTATTTCTTTAACCTTTGAGTACATGGTTGAAAGACTTAGCGATAGTTTGCCAATAACTCCAGCGGCTCACGCCGTTGGCCTTATGATTAAAATAGGCAACCAATACTTGTCAAGAACTGGAGCAACAACCTTTGCTTGGACTAGCACGAGTACGGTAATGGAATTTACCGTTACGGCTGGCTCTGTTTGGAATAGCATTGCAATAAATAATGTTTTAGTACCAGTTGATGGAGAGGTTGAAATTAGATTGCATCAACTTATTTGCAAAGGAGGAACCCCACACCAATACGTTGTTAATTATGAAAATCTCTCGCTGAAGATTGAAAAAACAGATGGATTGTCATTGTCTAAATTAGGAGTAAAAGCGCTTACTGGCTCACCTTATTCCAACGTGCATCCCGACTACAATACATACATTGGTGACGCAATCACGAGCAACTCAGTTTCGGCAATTAAATTGCTAGATTTTGACAATGCAGTTTCCACGGATTGGACTAGAGATGGAGTTGAAGAGTTACCTTTGCTAGACATTATCGTGCAAGAATTAGCTAACTTGAAAGGCCGAACCAATTACAGAGTTTTAGCAACAATTGAGCGAAGACCAATCGACCCTTTTAGGTCATTCTTATTTAACGGACGATATTGGGCGCTAATGAGTTACGAACTTGATTGCAGAAAAGGAACGGCGAGAATTGAGCTTTACGATTTAGGAATAGAACCAACGACATAAATGGAAGACGTAAATATTAGCAAATTTAGAGCGCAAGTGGTTAGGTCTGGCTCGACTCCAGCCTCTCCTGGCTTTGTTGTTTCCGTGGGACAGAATCCAGTTGACCCAAGTGGAAGCAGTCAAAATCATTTGCCCGTAACCATTGCAACCGCGGCAACTGGCTTGTCTATTACAGAGTCTCAGATACTTTCAGGAGCAGGCACGGTTGGGCAATATATTCGAGGCGATGGCTCTTTGGCTGACTTTCCAGCAACTACTGGCGGCGGTTCGTCTGTTAGCTATTATTTGAATGGTTCGGTTTCGCAAGGTACAATTGGTGGAGTTGCTTATTTGGAGCTAAATAAAATGCCAGTCTTTGGAGCTGGAACTGACATAAGTATAAGCTCTGACGGCTACATTGCCTCGTTTATTACCGACGCTGGAGACCCTAATAAA